GGTGATTCACAAGTACTGTATCATACGGTACATACGATGAAACCAAACTACTCAAACTACATCAATGGCGTACTTGAGAATAAGATAGTGCAGAGGCGGATTATTTCACCGCTCCCTTCGTTACCTGACTTTCAAGTCCCTGACCAACTTGGTCAAGCCATAACAGCGCTGGCGTTAATACGTCAATTATCTTAACCTTAACTGCCTAACGGCATGGAGGGCGTTATGCCTAACATTTCAACTATCACGCTGCCTGCAGCGTCCCTTAGTAGTGCAACTTCGGATGAAGCTTACACTATCATCGATCGTCGTGAAGGCGTATCTACATTTCGTTATAATGGTGGTGGGCCACTTGCGTTAGCGACGCGTTTTACTGTTGCTGTTAAACAGCCACATGCGTCTAGCAAGTATGCCCGCGTGACTTTGACTCTGGTTAAACCAGAGAAGTATACAGACAATGATACAAGTCTGCAACACCAAAGTCTCTTAAACCGTGCAACCCTCGAGTTCCAAGTTGATAAAACATCAACCTCAGAACAAATTCTTGCAATTGCCGAGCGTATGCTCGCATTCTTGCAAGATTCGAATGTTACACAGTCAATCACCAACGTAGAGGGTTTCTACTAACAGGGGGTCCTACATGGAAGAGCATTATGATATCTACTTCACTCTGGTGACGATTCTTGAATCGTTCCTAGAGATCGTAGTATACTATTTTGCATCATTCGTTATGGCCATACCCGGTTAGTACCTCGTAGTAAACGGAGAGCTTTGCTTTGACTAAAGCCAAAGTGAAAAAGGCTAAAAAGCCTCGGACAGGTAAAAAACCTGTACCACAGGTCAGCGAAATTAAGTTTGTGCGGAAATTGGCGCTCTGTAATAAGACGCCATACGCACTTGCTTATATAGCTAAACCTAACTCTCATGCGAACCCAGCATTATCTGCTGAGTCGTATAAATGTGTTGATAGCTTTAAACACGATTACCTGCTTTACAACGTTATTCGTAAGTTTAACGGGGAAAGTGGTGTTCCTGCAATCGACCGCGCTCGCGCGGCTATTGACAAGTTCAAATCGGTTGATAGCGCTTTATCAAGCTTAAACGGTAAACTAACATGGAC